GCGACGCCCAGCGAGTTCGAGAGTTTCGCGGTAGTATCGATTGCCTGCATCTGCGATTTGACGTATCCGAGCATGCGAACGCCGACGAAGATTCCGGCGGCGGCGGTTGCGAGGCTTTTCATTCGCGCGGCCGACGCCTGAATGTCGCGACTCATCGTGTTCATCGAGCGGCGCGCGCGGTTTGTGCCCGCCTCGAACGCGGCCGTGTTCATTCCCAGATTAACCAGCAGGCTTGCGATTGTCGCCATTCAGCGTTTCTCCACACACAGCCGGGGGCGTCCGCTGGAAGCGGATGCTACCCCATTTCAACCAGCCTGTTTGCCGGGCCAGGTACTTTCACGCTTCCGCCCAGGGCGCGGGTGAACGCAATCAATTTCCGTTTCAGGTCGTCGGCCGTGTCGGGTTCGATTTCCTCCGGGCTTTCATCCTCGGCGCCGAACTTCGGCAAAAAGTCCTTGAGCGTTGCCGGCGGATCGTCCTTGCCGCGCCATGCGTTTGCCGTCACGCAGCAGATCATAGCCGAGCGGATGTCGGCGCGCTCGTCGCCCCACGGCTCGACGGCCCAAAATGCTTGCCATTCGGAAAATTCGCGGCTGTCGATTTCGCGTTGTGCGCGGCTCACCGACATTCCGAGCGAGAGCGCTAGCCGGAACCAGAATCTGCGCTCGGGCCGCTCCCTGAGTTTTTTTCCAGGTCCTCGATATCTTCCTCACCGATCCGGCTGAGGCGCGAGGCGACGACGAATATCCGTTCGAGGGCCGCGGCCGATTTCTCGCCCAGCCGCTCGGCGTCGTCGTCGCTGAAAATGCGGTTCCCGTTTTCATCGACAATGGATCGGACGGCGAGCCGGGCGCGGATGTTTTGCGGCTTCACTTTTGCCTTCTTGCCGCTGCGGTCGACGAACGAAGCTTCCCAATCGTCGCGTGCGCTGCCGCTGAGTGCGCGCACCAGAACCGTGCCGCCCCACTCGGGCACGGCGACGCTTTCGGTTTTGCAGTCGTCGGCCCGCATGATTTCATCCCGTGAGAGCATATTGTTTCTCCAAAGGTTTTTCGGGAAAGCCGCTGACCGCCGGGGTCTGATCGAGGGCTGCGAAATTCAGGCCCCGGCGATAAATCAGCGGTCGGGTGTTCAGCCGAGAACAATCGTGATTTCGGCGATCTGCTCGCCGGTGCCCGCGATGTCGATCTCCTTGTCGCCGGCTGCAACGTCGGGGCTGGCGTCGGCGAGGTCGAGCTGCATCTCCTGGCCCGGCTGCAGCGCGACCGAGAAACCGGCCCCGGCCAGATCGTAGCCGTTGGCCGCGCCGACGGTGAACGTCATGACGTTTGCGTTCGCCGCCTTGTTTTTGAATTTGACAAGCTGCACCTTCAGGCCGGTGCCATTGACGGCGGCGCCGTTCGTTCCAACGAGCGCCGCGAGGTCAATTGTGGCAACGCCCGCCGCGAGAGCCTGCTCGAAAATCGCACATTTCGTAACGGGCTGCGACGTGGCGCTGGTGAGCGTTTTGCTCGTATTGTAGCCAGTGTGGACGATGGTCTTGCCGGTCGCGGCCGCGGCCGGCACGTTCGTTTCGAGCACTTCCTGCACGGTGATCTGCGATGCGTATAGGACAGTTACTGACATTTTCTATTCTCCTGGGCGGCTGAAACGATCTTCAGCGGTTCTGATCCGCAAAAATGTGATGCCGAAAACAGACTGCTTATCACGCTCCGGCGGTATACACCGGCTCGCCGGAGACTTTGAACGTGGCGTTCGCGGTGATCTTCTCCGCGTGCGGCGTTTCCTGGTTGATGGTTTTCAGATAGCCGCCAAAGACGAAGGTGCTGGCGTCGGGCAGCGTGAGCGTGAACGTGTCGGCCACGGCCAACGCCGCATAGAGATTGGTGATCTGGGCTTTCAGATAGTTCAGGTCGAGGGTGAGCTCGCCGCCGTCTTTGAACCCAGGGATGAACTCTTTCCAGTTATCCACGGAATCCATGTTCGAGACCTCGACGTCGTCGACGGTCGGATTCGGGCCGGAGAATTTCAGGACTTCGGCGATTACTGCGAGCAGCACGCCGGCGAAGGTGGCGCCGCTTCCAATTCTTGCATTTGACATTTTTTTTCACTCCTAATGGGTTGGGACGGATTCGATGAACCAGATTTCAAAATCGAGCTGCACGCCGAAACGCGATTGATGCAGCTTGTCGGGCGACGGCTCGAACACGTCGCGGCGAGCTGCGAGACTGATGTCCTGAACTTCGACCGAGCCGAGCATGCCGCGGTAGCTCTGCAGGCGGAGGCGGAGCGCGTCGGCCAGCATTTTTGCTTCACGCCGCGTTGCGGCCCAGGCGGAAATTTGATAGCGGGCCGTCGCCAGCCCCGATGCGCCGTCCATCGTTTCGTCGTGCTCGCTCGAAATCAGTTGGTAGACGGCGGCCGGCATTTGTTCGCCCTGCGGCACCGCGTTCGGAAAACACCGCTGGCCGATGATCGCGGACACGTTGGCGTCGGCGACGATGTGAGACCACAGCCCCTCGTCGAGCGTGGAGCCGTCGGCTACGATTTCGGGCAGGCGGCCCATTGTGCCGAGTGCTGCGAAGCTCATGCTTTCACCACCTTGTACGTGGCCGGCTTGCCGGCGGTGTAGGTCGCGGTTACGTTGTAGGTTGCCAGCACGTTTGCGGCGGTGCCCACGCTCGCGGCATCGCTGTAAATCCGCATTCTGAAACTTGTGCATCGTCCGGTGGACCAGACGTAATTGTCGATGTAAAAGTTTTCCTGAACCAGCCCGGCCATCCGAGCGAGGACGAGGGCCGCCGTGTCCTGCTTGGCCTCCGTCGCAATGCCCAGGCCGGTCACCGCCGTCAGCGTGCGCGTGGCCGCACTCCAGATGTTCGTCACCAACACGCCAAACGAGGTCAGCGTGCGATACCCGTGCGTCCACACAGCCCACGCGATGCCCCCGGTGGCGCCGTAGTCGCCTGTGAGCATGAGGGCGGAATCGACGCCGCCGTTTTGGAAAAGTGTGTTGAAGTTCAGGCCCGCTTTGGCACCCAGCGCCTGTGCCCGCACGGCCTTTGCATCGGCCTCGACGTAGCCGTCAGCATTCAGCACCGGCAGCCCGCCCACCGCACCCGGCACAACCGCCGGCAGCGATCCCGATACATGCCAAATCTCGGCCGTGACCGTTACGTCGGTGTCGCCGATGTTGGGCGATTTGAGCATCAAGCCAACAAGGGCACCGGCAGGCACGTCACACACTTTGTTGAAGAAGAGTTTACAGTAGCCGGCAGTGGCTAGTATCTCTTGTGGATATGATGGACTATTGTATCCGGCCCCTTCAAAGCCTACGTAGAAATAGAGTTTCCACACGCCCGCCAGTAACACGCACGGCTTGGCGGCTGTGCCCACACGGACAACCACCCGTACATCACCTGCCGCTACCATCTCGTGGCTGAGGACAATAGCAGGACTAGTCAGGTCATAGTCGGCTGTTGTTGGCGGGGCCAGCAAAATGCTCATGTCATCTCCTATTCAATGGCAGTAGGCAGAGCCGCCAATGCCGCGTCCACCTTTGCCCCAAATCCCTGGGGCAAATCGGCCGCCGCGTTTTTGGTCGCTCCCTTGATATTGGTCAGCAGCGCCCGCGCCTGTGCCAGTTGCGCCGAGATCGTATCGAGCGCTGCGAGGGAAGTAGACAACGCAGCCCGATCCGCCTTCAGCAACTTCTTTCCGACAATCGCATCAATGGTCATAGTCTGCTCCTCTAAAATGCTCCGGGCGTCGCCCGCGTTTCGACTCGTGCATCCAACTCCACCTCGATATAGGCCGGATCAATCGCCGCACCCATGATGCAAAGCTGCACCCGCTGCACACCAGCCGCAAACGCGGCATCAGGCCAGTCCGCGCGGTAGAGGCCAGGCGTGTTCGTCGCGTCTACTTCGATCATCTTGTTGTCGCCGTGCGCCGAATCCACCGCCGCATGCGCGGTTGCATCAGCCTTCACCGCGGTCGCGCCGTCGCGGACATAGCTCATATCGAGATCGGGAATCGTCAGCTCCGTTTCCGGCACGCCGGTAACAGGATCGACGAGTTTGAAATAGGTTGTTACGTCCGTTGTGCCCGGTGTCACTGTCATTGTTTGTTACCTCGCTGCCCGAACCCGCGATTTCCATGTTTGTTTGCCCGCACCCTCAGCAGCAGCGACGACTCCTCTGCCCCCCACGCCACGAATCCCGCCGCCGCCAGCGTGCCCGGATCGGCCTGCGTCTGATAGTTGGACGCCAGCCAGCCGGCCGCGCGGATCACGTTTGAAATCCGAACCTCGTCGATGATGCCGTCCCAGGTGCGGAGGGTGCCCGAGCTGTTGCCGATCCACAGGCTGTTGGCGGCGTCGTTGGCTGGATCGCCAACGGGTGCACTGGCCTCCTGAAAGTTGGTCGCAGCCGCCCCGTTAATCAGCACGGCCGGATCGCTGTCCACGCTCTGCGACGAGTAGGTGAGCGCAAGGTGCTGCCACTCGCCGGACGCCACATTCCACGTCCAGATTCCGGTTGTCGTCGCCCGGTTCTGGTAGATTCGCATCGACGTGTTCGAGGCGTTCATCGAAATGTGCCAGCAGTTCGAGGCGTCCTTGTTGACCAGCGAGCCGTACTCCGCGCCGCTGCCTTTCGTATCCGGCAGGAACCACGCCTCGATGGTCAGCGTGCGGATGTTGTCTAGCACGGCCGCGCTGCCGCAGTTGATCCGGTCGCCAGCCGTTGCAAAATCGACACCGTTGCCGATTTTGCCCGCTGCCGAACTCGGCGTGCCCGTTACCGCACCGTCGTTGTCGTAGCCCGTGCTGTCAGCAATCGTGCCAATTGCGGTCTCCAGGTGCCACACGCCCGCGTAATTCGCATCCCACACGTTCGCCGGCACCGATGCGCTGACCGCCGCCGAGTTGCCGAAATACATGTAGATCACCGTGGCGACAACAGCGCTCACCGACGGCACGGCCACCCACCAACTGCCGCTGGCATTGCCGCCGGCAACCGCGTAGGCTGTGTTCACCTCGTACTCGAGCAGTGTTTTCCCGTCGCTCGCCGTGAACCGCACGTCGGAGCCGTCGGCCTTCGCATGGGCGCCGACTTGCGCGTCGGCGGCCACCGACACCAGCACCGGAAACTGCGCGTGCGGCGCCCCGGCGGCCCCAACGCGAGTGGGGTCGATGGTGATCTTGCGCCGAAATTGCCAGCCGGCGAGCCAGGCCATTTTCTACTCCTGCGGCGTCGGAGGTTCGTCAATGATGCACTTGGCCAGGTCGGCCGCGTCCGCGATTGCGGCATCGAGCCGCAGGAGCTGCCCGTGCACCAGCTCGTTTGTGCACTCGGCCGTTTGCTGGGCCGCGAGCGCATCCCGCAGCGGACCGTATTTTTCGCTCACGCCCAGCAGCTCCGTCTTCACGCGGGCCAGGCCGTTTGCCGCGTTCACCGCCAGCGCGGTCAGCTCAATGATGCCTTGTTCAATCACGCTTGAAGTCATTTGTTCACTCCAGAAATGCCAGTGCCTTTTCGATCAGAATGTCGCCCAGGCCCGTGAGCCAGGCGAGCAGCACGCTACCACCAATGCCGACCAGCCACCAGTAGACGGTGTGGCGGGCGACTGTTTTTTCCTGTTCGCCGAGCCGCGTCTCGTGTTTGTCGAGCACGGTGCAGAGGCGGTCGTCGATCGCCTCGACCTTGACAACGAGGTGCTCGGTGTTTGTTTCTATTTTTGCGAGCCGTTCTCCCAGTGGAGGCATGGCT